TGCCATGAATAATCTCCTTAATTAAAGACGGGGGCCGAAGCCCCCAGAAGATCAGTCAAAGTTACCGTAGGGGTAAGTTGTAGCGTTGCCGATGTTGGGATCAGCTTGTGTGTAACGGATGGTAATGTTGAATTGACCAGCGTTTACAGAAGTCAAACTTGCCACTGTCATCTTCAAAGTCACAACGATTTGAGAGAACCATGTGGGTTGTTGGCCGGGCTGAATGTTCTGAACATCTTGCAATGTGCCGTTGGCATTGTCCAGCTGAGTCGCTGTGTAAGTAGCGTTTGTACGGCCTGCAGCTGTGATAGCGGCAGAAGTAGCATACACGCCAGCAGACGTTGCAAAGTTGTTGGAAATGTAAGGCTGTGTAGATGTAACGGCATTTGTTCCATCGGTAGGTGTTGTACCTTGGTCGATGATCACGTCAATGATGTTTGAGTTGGCGGGAATCAAGAACACAGCACCGCGATAGTTGGTACCTGTTGCATCAGCTGTAGGAGCTGAAGCTACTGTAGGACCGCTATTGCTGAACACGCCAGACTGGGGTGTCCAAATGGTTCCGATGTTATTGGGGATGCCATTAGATGAAACAAACTGACCAGATGCGCCACCGTAGTTAAGCGTGCCGGGAGTTGTAACTGAAAAATCCAAAAATGCGCTTTGGGTCAAGAGAACTGTTCCAACATCACGTTGGGGTCCAAAACGGTTGTCGCCCGATAGGATTGGGCCTTCGAAGGTGCTGCGTGCCATGATAAATTCCTTATGCAAAAGTCTCTTGTTAATCGTTGCATCGTCTGCTGGGCCAGTGGCAACAAGAGAAAAAGTCCCAGACAGCCCTCAATATACACTATTCCTGTTGAGTGTCAAGAAGTTTGTTCGATTTTTTGAGGTTCTCATCTTGAGTAATTACGCGTAGATTCCAGGGCACATGAAGGCCGCAAACTTCAGGAGAAATCAATGGGATGATGTGGTCAACAACATATCGCTCGCCTGTTATTTTGGTTATCTTTTGAGCTTGTAAATACATCTCACGCATCGCCAACTTTTGCTCAGCTGTAATCCACTTTGGGGTGGCGTTTTTATGGCGCCGTTTACGAACGCTCGTTAGTGCTTTATATAACTCTGGATTCTGCGCTTTATATTTTTCTCTATGTAAACGACGTTGCTCCGCGGGACGCGCAGCTGCTCTAGCAATAACTTGTTCTCTGTTGCGCTCATAATAATCACGCTTGGCTTTTTGTCCGGCTTCAGATTGGTTGTACTGTTTAAAGTATTCTGCCCGCGTCTCATTGCCTTTGGTCCACTCAACTTTTAAACACTCAACACATGCGCCTTTTGTTTTTCGCAAAGCTATGTGTCCGTGTTTGCAAGGTTGTCCAGTGAAATAGTACTTACTGCCGGTTTTCTTTGCTTCTTCTCTTGTGTTTGGATATTCCATATGTACTCCTTGATTACGACACGGGTAATTATAGCACAAGAAAAAGGGCTCCTTTTGAGAGCCCTCCAAACAAGCATTTATGCCTAATTTGATTAGTAAGAAGCGTATGCGCCGAGTGGATCGGAATAGCCAAAGCTATAACGCTCACGGGCTTTGTAACGCACGTTGCCGGTGTCGAAGTCCCCGTCCATTGAATTCTGGAGAGGTGTACGCTCAAAGTGCTTGAGGCCGTTAGGCACGTCAGTGATCAAGAACCATGCATTGGGCGCTGTCAAGAAGTGGTTGACAGTGTAGCCTTCAGGAATAGAACCGTTGTTCTTCAATGCGTTAATGTCGTTGTTGTTTGTACCAACGCGCAACTCAGTCTCTAAGAGGCGAGTAGCAACGAACATCAATGCTGGAGGAACGATCAATTTCTTGGGACGTGCAGCGATCAAAAGGCCGCGCTCGTCTGTCCATGCTGCGATTTGAATAACGGCATTCTCAAGAGAAGTCTCATTCAAGTCAGCAGGAGTAGATGGAGTGTTGGCATTAGTGCCACCAGAAACCAAGGGGTGAGCTGTAGAGAACAAAGACACGCCATCACCGCCAACGACGGTGGGGTTGAATCCATTGTTCAATACGGCAGCTGCCTTAACTTGCTTGGTATAAGCCATAGCGCGGGCCAAGCCTTTGGTGTAGCGAGCAGACAAGCTGTCGTACAAGTTATCTTCAATCGCCTCTTCAGTGATTGAGAATCCAAGAGCAATGGTCTCGTGGTTATAACGAGCTGTGAAGGCTTCTTGTGCGTTGTCATAAGACAATGCAGTACCCTCAGCCTTGACTGGAGCAGCAGAGAAACCAGACAATTTGGTCTCTTCTTCAAAGCTACGCTCAGATTTCTCTGTTTCGTAGATTTCTTTGTGCTCTTCGCCGTAACGTGCATACTCCAAACCGAACAAAGCGTTCAAGCCTGGGAGCAGCTCTTTCAATAGTTGTGCGCGTGAAATAGCCATTTATGTGCTCCTTAATTAAACGCCAGTGCCATTAGTCATACCCTGGAAACCTTGGTTCCATACGACTAATGCTTCGGGATAACCTACAAAAGCCACTGAAGAACCAGNNGCCAACGTTACTGCGCTGTTAACAGTCACAGTAGTTCCAGACACTGTAACCACATAAATGTAGTTACCTTGTGCAGAGCCTGTGCCGCTTGGAGCAATCAGTTGCATACCAGGTTGAATAGCTGTATTAGCAGCAGTCAATGTCACAGTTGTGCTTGAACCAGAAGTAGAAGCAGTAGCTGAAACGGTAACGGCTGTGTCTTGTACAACGCCAACAACGCGGAAAGGCAATCCTGATGTAACGCGAGTGTTACCAGAAGTACCAGAGCTAACAACACCACCAGAGATGGCCATTGCGGAGTCACCAGTAATGGTGCTACCTGTACCGCCAGTGATAGCGTATACATTGGTGCCAATGAATGTTGGGTTGATATAGCCGATTGTAGAAGCAGTGTTAGACAAGGAAGTACCTTGAGCAACAACAGCAGCTTTGAACACGGTTCTTGGATCATCAATTACATATCCAACTGCGTAGTTAGATGATGTGCTTGCTGGCCAGTATTGACCGCGAACGATTTGGCTTGAAGAGTTTGTGTACTCTGCGCCAACAAAGATACCTAAAGTACCTGCAACTGCTGTACCGGGTGAGGATGCAGCAGACATGGTAGGTGGTAACAATAGTACCACCAGACAACTGAACAATGTCGCCATTGAACAAGTTGGTAGAGTAGCCAGTAGCGATGGGATACATGCGAGTAGAACCAGCATAGGGTAAACCACCAAACTCACTGACCGCTTTAAACCCGTAAGGGGCTGAGACGATTGGGTAAGCCATTTAAGTTTCCTTTGAAATAAGAACTATCAAAATCCAGAACGGCTAGTCGTGGAGGTTCTCTCCGAAAACTTGCGCATTCTTGGATCATTGTCTTTCATGAAACTATTGTCCACTGACTCCATCTGATCTGCTGCTTGCTTGGCGTAATAACGATTATATGCTTCCATATTTTCCACGCTGTTTTTGCAAAGAATCAATCCTTGAATCTCAACGTTTCCTTCGTTATTTCCTTCAATCATCAACTCAGGATGGTCCGATGCCTTTACTGGTTCCCAGCCATCGCGTCTCATGCGAGACAAACGAGTGGTGTCGGGCTTGCCTAATAAGTGCGTCATTATGTAACGATACACATATCCAGGCTCCGGTATAGGATCCGGCAGGGTGCTCGCAGGTTTATAGTCCTTGCGAACTTCCTTGTCACGGGTTTCTAGATCACGAGTTTTTTTAACATCAACCATTTTGTGCCTCCAATTTCTGTTGTTCAAGGTAATATTTCTTGGGATCAAGATTAAACTTCTTCACTAACGCAGCTTGCGTCGGAGTAAGTTGAACCTTTTTCACGCCAGTCGATCTTGACGCAGGAGCAACAACCGTTGAAGGACGCTTTGCGGCAGGTGCCGATTTTTGTTCTGGTTCACCAAATACTTCTGGGAACTTTGAACGGACGCGTGAATCTATTTGTTCATAGTATTCATCGGAACGCGGGTCTGTGCCCGAATTGACTAGTTTTTGATGCAGCCCTAATGCGTAGCTGGTAACTTCTTCAAACCCATTCGATCCGAACCACTGGTTTCTTGCCTGCCAGCGCAGGGATTTTTCGTCCGGTTGTACAGTTTGAGTCTGTCTAGGTTGACTTTGTACAGGAGTTTTGTCTTCCTGTAAAGGGGTAGCTCGATAATTTTTTAGGTTCTCGATCTTCCATTTGGCCTCTGCCAGAGCTTCTTGAGCCGCAATAATGGCATCAGTGTCATAAGCCTCTTGAGCTTCTTTGTACTGTTTTCTTGCCAATACCAAATCAGCTTCAGCCTTCTCTCTTGCAGAAGAAACAATAATCTCGCGGCCTGTATTAACGTTCTTTTTGAGATTGTTATTCTCTTCAAGAAGTTGTTGGGTCAGTCTTTCGAGCTCTTGCTTCTCTCGCAAAGCTGCTTCAGCCTTACGTCTCTCGTCATGTCTGGCGTGAGTTAATTCTTTAATGCGAGCTTGAACATTCTGTGAATAGTTTGCAATCTCGTCATCTGTTGGGTCGGCAACTTCCTTGTTTAAGGGTTGTTTGCCTCTATCCCTTTCGGGAGTGTCATCTACGATTTCAATCTCAATTTCATCTTCAGCTGTTGGAGCTGGAGTTTCATTTTCAATTTCATCGGGAAATTTGAATTGGTCGTTCATGATAATTCTCCGGCACCGAAAAAACGCTCGGTGTGTACGTTTGACTTTTGTCTATTCCAAAGAGCTGGAACAACTTGCAAATTATTGGGCTGGCTATCGCCACCTTTTGACACGGGGATTATGTGATCCACATGCCATTTTCCACCAACAATTAGCTCTCTAAGCTTGGCCAAATTGACGGCTTCTTGCAACACCCAAAAATCATCTGGGGTTAAGTTTTTTTCTAATGATCTGCGATAAGATCGCATAGCAGTAAAATAAACTTTGTTGTTTTCTGCCCATTTACGTCTGGCTGCTTTTCTAGCTTCAGACAAAGGTTTCATACTTCTACGCTCCTCTGTCTTGGCTCTTCCGCCAGACGCAACGTATGCAGCTTCATGGCGACGCTTTGCAGCTTTGCCTTTCTCGCTTGCTTCGTACTTGCGCCTAGCTTCTTTTTGTCGTTCGTTACGCACGACTAATCCCTCTTGGATCCTGGACTACTGCATCGACTTGATCTTCGTTGATTAAACGAAACTCTTTGCCGAAGATTTTGAATCGCGTACCAGAATAAGTACGAGTTAAGATAAAGTCGCCAGGCTTGCACCAAGGACCTGATGGATAACGTGTCTTATCTGAATACGCCTCTGGGCCAACTTTCAACACAAACAATACGGTTGTGGCGTGTTGTTCTTGCGCTGCAAATTGGGAGGGTCTAACCAAATCCAAGTCGGTACCGTCAATCTTGTCGGAAATGTCGGGCACTCCGCAAAGAATCTTGTAACCTGCTGGCTCTGGTAGAACGGTCGCCTTTTCTTCAGGCGTTGCATCTTCTTGTGGGGCTTCCACGGGTTGGATGGTTTCAGGCATGGAAACGCCTGGGGGGAGTATCAAATTACTCATCTTCTTCACTTTCTTTAAGCACCACAAACTGTGCGGCGGTCAGCCCATCGGTTGACGGGAACGCAACAGTGCCTTGTTCCAAAAATAAATTTGGATCAAACACGTTGTTTTTTGCAAGGTTGTATGACTCTGGTAATGGTTGCAAATTCCACCATACATGCAGTCCGCATACATCCTTGGAGAAAAGCGGAACTATATGATCAACGTGATATATAGATCCGGTTAATTCTTGAAGTTTCTGGGCGGCTTCGTAAATTTTTCCTATTCTTGAATGATGTTCAGCATCAACCCATTTGGGCGTTGCAATTTTCTTTTGCAAAGCTCTCTTGGCTTGTTGCTTTCTCCAATTTTCCACGTTTTCTAAGGCCAAAACTTTTGCCTCAAGATGTGCAAGTCTTTTTTCTTTAGACTTTATTCTCTTGGCTTCATTTTGTTTTTGACCATTTTTTTCATACCAACGTTTATTTGCTTCAGCTTTTTTTGCCTTACGATTGCGTTGGTACTCAAGATCACAAACTTTGCAACGATCAGAATAGCCAGTCTTAGTCTTTGAAGCCTTATAAAAAGATTCAAAAAGTTTTACCTGTTTACATCTCGAACAAGTTTTATTCATCTTCTTCGCTTTCTTTGAGCAAATCAAGAATGTATCTCTCTGCGATGGCTAGGCCTGAAATCACCCCGCAAAGTTTTTGATACTCTTCAAAAGAGCGACACGCACCACCAGCCATATCATCGGCATAATTGTTCATGTCAGTTCGTATTTTTTCGCGCAATACGCTTGCGAATTGGTCAATCATTCGTTAGATTTTCCTTTTGGTTGGGACCTTGCGATCCGTGCTTGCTGTTCCATTTGTAAGCGTTGCTGTTCTTTATCCAGCTTTTCTTTACCAATGGTATGCAGTCTATCGGCCAGGTTTTCACCGTGCTTCAAGGCTGTTTTCTTGGCGTCGATGTCTGTTTGCATCAACTCTCTGCCATGTTCTAAAGCGGCTTGGCGAGCCGTAAGATCTTGTTGCGCCCTGTGTTTGGCGATGTCTACACCCGTCTGAACTCCAACTTGGGCATCTCTTGAATCAATTTGATGTTGGGCTTTCTTAATGTCAACGCCAACTTTCATCGCATCAAGCTGCAATCTACCTTCAGCCAACTTAGCTTCAGTCGCTTGCTTCTGTGCTTTGATCTGCACTTCTTGCTGGGCAATTGCCAATTCCTGTTGTTGCATTTGCAGTACAGGATCTTGTGCTTGCTGTTGGGCCTGCTGTTGTGCGGCTTGAGCTTGGTGTTGTTGTGTAACTTGTTGAGCTGCCTGGGCCATCATGCCTGACAATGCAGTCTCGAGTTGAGGAGACATCTTCTCGTCTTCGGGAGGTAATGCCATTCCGAGCTGTTCCTCGATATTCTGTCTATACACATAACCCATGTGCTCGGCCATATGCGCCTGAAGAGCCGCCATGATTTGCTGAGCTTGGGGGTTCTGTCCAATAACAGCCATGATTACAGGATCCTGCAACATGGACTGGTGGACCTGAATGTGCGCTTGATGATTCTGGAATAAAAACGCTTTCAGTGGCTTGCCTTTAAGCGCCGCTTGATTCTCAGATACTGGATCCGTAGGCTTTTGATCATCGGGTAATGGAACCAGTTTTTCTGCATTTTTAATCCCTAAAACATCCAACATGGATCTGTGCAGCTGTGGCAGATCATAGATCTGTGGCGCCATCTGAGCCATCTGAATCACAGCCTGATACTGNACAACGCGCTGNGACATTGTAGCNGCATTGGGATCAGACACGGGGATAACATCCACCATGTCATAGTCGGCCTTCTTAGACTTTCTGCCGCCATACTCAGGATCATACTTATAGTCTGGGTCGGTATAGTCGCGGATGATGTTCTTGAGAAGTTTAAGCTCCTGCTTCAGTGCGAAGTGTGTACGCGCTTGAACAGCTGACAATACTTTTAGCTGTCTCTCGAGTAAAGCTAGTGTTGTTCCTACAGGAGCCTGGCCTGACATATCTGATATAGACATATCGGCAGTAGCAGCAAAACGTCTGCCTTCTTCGACGATGTTATTGAGTAAGCTGTAAAGAACTTGGCTGGGTTCTTTATAGGGGAGAGGAAGAATAGAGTCGCGGATATTTCCTGANGCTACATCTACATCCCTGAATTCGCCCGGAGCAATTGGGGTATCATCGCCCTTAATNCGCAGGCCCCTGGACTTGAGTCCCCCAGGCAGATTTGAAAGAGTTCCTGCATCAACGAGTTGTCGCATGATGCTGGTGGCAGATTTAGCAAACCCGCCAATGAGGTGGAAGAGGCCGAACCCGTAAGCGCCAAAGCCGGGTATGTATTGGTAGTGGACAAAATGCTGGCGCTTGAGTCTGAGCGTATCACCTTCATTCCAATTCCTCCTGATGGATAAAATGTCATTCGTACCCTTAATGATGGTAACGACATAAGGGAACATAATCCCCGTTTCATTTCCATCTTCGTCAACATCTTGAAATCCATCGAGGTCCAAGTCTACATGGCACTCGTATAAAGTATATCTATCGTCACTCAGGTCGTTAAACCCAGTCTCTTTATCTTTTGCACTCTGAATATCTTCCTTCGCTCGGGAAGGCTCAGGCAATTCAATATCGCGATAAAAACCAGAGTTTTGTAATTTCAAAATCTCGTTCTTGGTCTTTCTCATTACATGCGTTACTCGGTAGCATGTGTCCATATCCGTCGCGCCGTAGGGGAGAATAATATCTTCGGCAGGGATAAAGATAGATACTTGTCTTCCCAGATTGGGGTCAAAGTAAACCTTCTTGAACGCAGAACCCGTTGCGGGAAGTGACCACAACATTCTCTCGTGTTCCGGTCTGAACTCTCTCATCACTTCCGTCAACTCATTGTTCATGTCGTCTTCGACATTGGTTGCGATCTCTTTGAGTTGGGGGGTTTCTTTTCCGAGTAACTTTGTCCTGACTGGACCTTGAGCTGGGAAGGTTTCGGTAATCATCTCAGACTGGAATCTAACCACCGCTTCTGTGATCATGGGGTGGAAGACACCGCAAGCGCCATCCCAGGGTTCTGTTCTTTCTTCCATATGAAGACCCAGTAATTTCAGGCCTTCTGTGTATGCTTTCTCCCACTCTTTGCGGGAGTTCTTGTCCATACTAATGTCTTTTTCAAGATCTCCTGCCAACGTTGACAGAGCTCCTTCACTCATCTCATCGGCTAGATTTGCATTAAAGTCGCCATCTTCGCCCTGCTCCATATCAATCTCGAGGTCGCCTGCCTTGATGTGGACTGCTTCAGGATCGACAATCTCAATCTCGATTGGTTCGTTGGCTAGACTTTCGAGTCCGGCTGGTGCTTGATGGAGAGACTTGTCAATCATGATGTTCCTTTAATAATATGCAGCTTTTCGACGGAAATTGATCGGCTCATCTTTCTCGTCGGTATTCAAAGAGAGGAACCCGCCCTGTCTGAATCTGCGCAATGCCTGCGTTGTTGAGTCCACAAGGTCATCGTGATCTGAATTAGGGAAAGCAGCCATCTCTTCTATCAACTCATCTGCCCATCTCGTAGGCGGTGCCCATACTTTACCACTCGCAAAAAGATCTGCTACTGAATTGATTCTCACCATCTTATCATTTCCTCTGCTGGGAGTAAAATCCTGCACCGGAATTCCCATCGCCCTCAATTCAAAAATCAACGGCGCTCCGCTCGCCTTCGCCTCAACAATAAACGCATCTGGCTGCCAATTCCTATATTCCTCTAACGCCACCTGTTTCAACTCAGGAAACTCCATCCGAGCCTTAAACGCATCGAGAAGAATCACGTTCGGGTCTTGGGGGTTCTCATTCATGTAGAAAACTCCCCAGGTCGTACAAGCAGAATAGTCAGCCCGCTCAGACTTCGTAAAGGCCGTATCCCAAGATTGAATAATGTATTCACAAGCAGGGGGGTCCTGATCCCAAACCCTCCACCACTCTCGCTTCACAATCGCACCCTCCTCGGATGTGGGGGATTGCATGTACTGCGCATTCCACTTTGCAGCAGGTAGTTCAGACTTCAAGGCTTCGAGTTCCTCTATCCTCCAGAACTCTGGCCATAAAGGTTTACCGCTCGGCATGATAGCCGGTAGCTGTATCACCTCCCACTTCTCTCCATCTCTGTCGATCATGGACTGAACAATCCTGCCGGTCAGGTCTCTCTTCGCCCAACGGGTCATCACGACCACAATAGCTCCACCAGGTTGTAGACGCTGACGAGGTCCGGATGTATACCACTCATAGACTTTATCGAAAACGGATGGGTCTCCGGCTGCAAGGGCTGCTTCTTGTTCGGAATGGGGATCGTCGATGATGAGTAGGTCTGCACCTTTACCCGTTACCGTACCGCCAACACCGATAGCGAAATACTCTCCGTCTTTATTCGTAGACCACCGGCCAGCTGCTTTACTGTCTGACCTCAGATTCACGAATGGGAATATTTTGTGGTATGTCTCGGAGGCTACTAAGTTCCTCACCTTACGACCAAAACCCACCGCGAGTTCAGCTGTGTTAGATGTCTGGATAATTTTTTTACCGGGATACTTCCCCAAGAACCAGGCGGGTAACATAAAGGAAGCAAATTCAGATTTCGTATGACGGGGAGGCATGTTGATGATTAGTCGCTTTAGCTTGCCGCTTGCGATCTCCTCAAACTTCTCAGCCATCAGCTCATGATGACGTCCGTGTATAAAGCCCGGCCACATCTCGTTCACGAACAACATAAAGTCATCGGCGGCCTTTTCTACGCTCAAGCTCTGTTTGTAGACCTCAAACATATCCCACATCTCCTCCGCCATCTCGGGAGGCATGTTCTGGATCGCTGCTTCCATCTGCTCTACGTTCATGCCAACTCGCTAAATTTAATATACACAGGCCGAACACTCCTGTCCTTGCCTTTGATCTTCTTACACACACCCAACTTCACCAAGTTATCAATAACCCTGTGAACGTTACCACGACCCTTATCGCCCGTGATCCTCATAATATCATCATAAGAAGGCCCATACCCAAACTCCTTCCACCACATATCTATCGCATCAAATACATTTCTCTCTTTAACCGTCATATCCTTCTCCTTACATTGAGCCTCAGTCAACCGCCCAGGCTTTCTCATCCGCTCCAACTCCCTCTTTGTAGGCGTATATTTTATCTTCACTTCAAAAACCCATTTTTTTCCTGAATAAAATCAACAACTTACAAGCGCTCTGGTAATATTACCACCCCTACTGGTAGTAGGGTTATTCGATTTTCCAAATATATATACCCCCCACCTCATTGCGTTTCGGAAGGTGACGGGGGGGTTTCTGTAGACTCAATGTTATTTTCTGGTGATTGATTGTGGGGAATAGTAT